TGCGCCGTTGGCGTTGGTGCTGTTGCTGGCAGCGTTGCCGGCATAGGTTACCAATACGTCAGAGTTGCCGATGATGCCGGTCGGTTCATTGGAGCCGCCGCCTTTGATGGCAGCTTTTTCCAAAGAAACAGCCATGCAGGACAGCAGGTACTGGCGGATGTAGTTCTCGATGTCGTTAGAACTTTGAATCATCAACTGGCTGGTCACGGGGATGTAACCTGCCAAACGCTTTGGAGACAATGTAACCTTGCCCCAAGTTGCGCTCAGGTCATTGGCAGAACCGGTTTCAGTTTCCCAAGCAGCTTCAGGGGTTGAAGTGTTGCGGGGAAGAACCAAGTTCCCAACCAATCCGTCGAAACGCTGGATGCCCATCTGAGCCAATACAAGGTATGGAGAAAGAGCGTCGATGATGCCGCCCACGTTGGTGGCCACGTTCACGCCGCCTTCGCTTCCGTTGGAACCGCCGGTTGCAGACTGGGTACGCTTTTCTGCGCCCTTTTGAGTCATTCCACGATGGAATACCATCTTAGGGATGAGGTACTCGCTGCCGGAAGTTGCTACACCAGCGTGACGCAGTTCGTTCACGGCTTCCTGATGCATTTCGGCTTCAAGTCCTGTGAGGTTGCGCTTTTCAAGTGCAGCCTTCATCAGGTTGCGGAAACTGAAGTTCTTGCGAACATCTTTTTCGTCTTTGCTTTCGCCGCTGGTTCCATGCACCACGGGGGCAGCAGGGGCAGCAGCAGCGGCAGCGCGCTGGGCAGTTTCCAATGTGTCAATTTCCGCGTTCAGCTTGTTCACTTCTTCAGTGATTTCAGCGGTGCGGGTGATTTGCTCCGCGCTCAGGCTATCAAGTGCCAGCAATGCAGACAACTCCGTGCGGAGGTCGGCCAGCTTTTCGCGCTTTTCTTTCAGTGCTTTCATTTTATTGAGTCGATTAGGGTTTGTTTGATTTGGTTTTTTGCTTCAATCTGGGCCTGCGCAGCCTGTGCAGCTTCGTCGGATTCAGCCTGAATTGCGGCCCTTTCTTGTTTGATTGCTTCCATGTCACGGGCGGCAATGCTCGTGCCTGCGTAAGCTGGGTAGGTCACGGGGCTTACATCGTACAATGCGCGAACTTCAAGAATGCGGCGTGTGCCTTGTTCGCCATATTTATCGCTGTGCAGCCATTCGGTGCGCTGTATGGTGAATGCAAAGCTGCTCTGGGTAATATCGCCACGCTGGATGCTGCGCACCCATGTAACGTGCGTCGGGTTTTCGCGGTCGGGCTTGAAGCTGTAAGCAAGCTGACCGGCTTCGTTCACCCATACTTTTGCTGTGCCGGAAGTGTTGCGGCCCAGCACAATGTTGGGGTCATGGTTGCCCAATACGCGGATGTCGGAATTGGTCAGCGCGTTATCAAATGCGCCCGGGGCGATTTCTTCTTCAAACCATCCGATGTCTGTTCGCTCGTTTACCACAGCGGCGATGCCTTCGACCTGTTCCGGCCAATCCTGACCTTCAGCCATGCGCAATTGCACGGTTCCGGTTATCGAGCGGCGCTCTATAGTTTGATTAGTTGTTTCCATTGGGGTTGTTTGTTTGCGTCGCAGCTTGTGGGGCTGCGTCAATTTTAGATTGAATCCAAGGGCGCATCATGTCTGATGGCACCAAGTTGGATTCGGTATAGGTTGTGTTGCCATCGGTCAGCAAGTCCATATCTTCGAACTTGCGCGCGTCGTTAGGTGACAGCCAGCCGCCGCGAATGCCGATGTTGTAAAATTCTGCCCGGCTCTTTGAATCGGCGCGCAGCAGGGAATTGAATTGAAATTTGAAATAGTAGCTGCCTTTCTCATCTTCGCGCAGCAACTTGCGTTTCAATTCTTCTTCCATCATAACTACCAATGGCAGCATGGTCTGCACATAAAAATCCTGCGCCTGCTGTTCCACGGATGATTTTATTCCGCCATCGTCCGCGCCAATCATGTAGGCAGGTACACCAAACATACGGGCAATGTCCTTTGCTCCGTAGCTGCGGGTTTGCAAGTATTCGGCCTCCTGTGGTGAAAGGTTCAACTGCTTCAATTCGCTGCCATGCGGTAGCACGGTTGCCGGGTCGGAACCATCCAGGACTTTGTTGAAACTTTCCTTCAGCTTTCCGGATGCCTCTTGATCAAGCTGCTTGCTGCCATAAGTAATGACCCATTTAAGGCTTGCGTTTTTCCCGTAAAATTGCGCGCTGGCTTTTTCCGCGCTCAGATTAATCCCCAAGCTGGTAGCGTGCATGGCGATGGGTGACATACCTACTACCGCGCTGTCATAACACAAGCCCTTAAAGTGCAGCATTTCGGTTGCCGGTATTGCGGTAGATTCGTCTTCGCCCTGGATGTGATAAAATACAACCTCATCAGCCACCTTTACCGTTACCCGGCTGTGGTGAATTGGCTCCAATTCAATTGGCCGCTGGGTGGCCGGGTCGCGGTAAATCTTGACAAAAGCATTTCCGGAAATATCCAATTGTGCGCTTACCCACTTGATAAATTGGAAGCGGGTCTGCATCTCATTAGGCTCCTGAATCAGCTGATACAGCGGATTTTCATAAGCAACCCTGCGGCCCTGTGCATCCACAACGTACAACTTCAGCGGCATGGTGGCGAGACTATCCGCTTTGACCCGTATGCAGGAATGCACGGCCGCCAATCTCAGCGCCGTGTCGGGGTTTACAGCGATTGAGGTTCCGCCGAAGATACCGCGGACGGCATCATAGGCAGCCCTTATCAGCTGGTCTGCATACCCATTACTCCTGCGCTCGGTAGTGGATGTACCACTCCGCTGACGGGTAATCTCCAGCCCAGCTATTCGCACGGGTCAAATTTGCACCCGTATTAGTGGTGGTATTGTGAACTTTGTTTACTTTTTTCTAGAATTTTTATTGTATCTGTAGTAGCATTGCCGGAAGCTTTCAAAGTCGGCGTAACGGGCGCGCTCATTCTGCGCCTCGCATTCGTCCTCTGTCAGGTAGTACGCCTGTCTTTGGCTCACTCCGCTGCGCAGGTGTTCTTCGTATCGGATAAAGAATACCTCGCGAATCCAAAGGTTTTTAGAATACAACAAAATCCGCCTCCTTATCTTGCAGCTGTGCGTCCATCATTTCGCCAATGGCCATAACCATCGCCACCACTCCGTCCACCTTGTCGCCGGATTTTGCTTTGTCCACTTTCACGTTATTGGCTGGGTCTTTGGTTAAAAGCACATTGCCCATCATCCAGCGAAGTACTGCATTTCCGCCGTGAATAATTGCGCCTTTCTTCGCCATTCTTTCAACCTCTTTGGTTGGGGCTGACATTGATCCGTAGCCCTGCCCGAAAGGGGCCATTTTAACGCCGGTGTCCATCAGTTCGGCTACCGGTTGCGTTGCGTTCCACCTGTCAAAGGCTATGCTTTGAATCGGCGCGCTGTTTATTGTTTCCATGATGTGTTTTACGATGTACCGGTAATCGGTCACGTTACCAGGGGTTGGTATAATTAGTCCGTCCTGTACCCATTGCCTTATCTGTGTGCCGGTTGCGTCGCGGCGGTTTTCGATGGTTTCCTCCGGCAGCCAAAACATCGGCTTCACATAGATTTTTTCCGGGCCTTGCCACACACGGACGAACGCGTTAAAGTCCGATGTGCTGCCTAAGTCTAAACCGCCGTAACATGGATAGTGACTTAATTCTTCATCGGTCGGCAATTGTTCTGCACCGGCCATCCACTTAGCGTCGGGGATCCACGTTACCGCGCTGTCCGTCCAAATGTTCAGGTATTTTGTTTTGAACTCGACCTCTTTATGCGCCATCTCTTGCGCTTCTCGGAAATCTTGGTGCAGCTTCTTCGGGAATACGGAAACGCCCCAGTTCGGATTGGCTTTTTGCCACACCGATGGATCGGCCCAATCATCAGCCGGGTCAATAGTCCAGATAGCGGCGAATGTGTTGGGGTCTTCGACCTGACCATTCAGAACTTTCTCGCAGTAACGCTGATACTTCAGCGCGGGGCTGTTTCTGTCAAAGCCTGCGGTCGTTACGGTAAACATCATAGGTTGCCGGCGCGCGCCCATGCCTGTCAGCAGCACGTTGAATAAATTATCATTCCGGTGTGCGTGATATTCGTCAAGGGCCACGGCATGGGGGTTCAATCCGTCAAGTGTTTTGTCTTCAGATACTAGAGGCTTTAGTTCTGAGCGCTCGTACTTCAGGTATTTTATCCGGTCGCTGTTGGCGTACTTGATTTCTTCGGAAATTATCGGCGAATCCTGAGCCATTCGGTAGGCTTCTTCCCATATAATTTTTGCCTGTTCCATCTTTGTAGCTGCCGTGTAGCATTCGGCTGCTGGTTCGCCATCGGCGCAAAGAAAGTAAAGCATGACCGCCGCCGCTAATGTGGATTTTCCATTTTTGCGAGGCACCGCAATGTAAGCTTTTGTGAAACGGCGCAATCCGTCCTGATCAACCCAACCAAATAAATTAATAATGATGAAGGCTTGCCACGGTTCAAGGTAGAATTGATTTCCGGCAGTGTGGCCTTTTGTATGCTTCAGATGTTGGATAAAAGCCAGCGCCTTCGCCGCGTGCTTCCGGCTGAAGGTATAGCCCTCAGGTTCTGTTTCCAATTCTTTAAGAAACTTAATGGCCGCATTCTTCAGGTGGACGCATGACGGTATTTTGTCCGATGCGATATCCTGAGCAAAGTTTATCCCTGTGCTTACGTTTGCCGGTGTCATACTTCTAAATCTTTAATGTCCACCCCGCCCAACAATTGAGCCAGCTTGTTTTGTGGTGATTTGTTTTTATCGTTCACATAGGCCCGGGCGCGGGGGGTCATGCCAAAGTCGTTGAGCATTTTAAAATAGTGCGCCCTGACCAACATCAGCGCCCGGTACTTTGGATTCATGGACGGTTCGCCGGTCTTGCCGTGATAAACAACAATTTCCATGCTTCCATCTTCCTTCACAATTTCCGAGCGCAGGTGCTGCACTTCTTCCCATGTGTTGCAAAGTTCAATGACAGAATCAAGGTCAGTCCATGAATCGCAGCCCAATGCGCGACTAATCTCCACAACACGGAAAAAAAACGTGTGATATTCCTGTGATTTACCCGGTGGCGGGGTCAGGTTTTGCGGTAGTTTTTTTTCCGGTTCGGTGTGTGGTGCGTTGCGTTTTCCCATTTTTCAAATTTTTTCACCGGCTTCCGCGTTGGACGACTTAACCACGCGCTTCATGTG